CGTAGGGGCAACCTGAGCTTTTGGCATCACTGCCTTCCCTTTTGGGATGCCGCTTAGTACTAGACCACATGGGGTCGACTACTGTGCTTTGATCGTATGTTCGTGTAGCTGTAGAGGGGGATGGCGACCCAACTCGGCGATAGAACTTAATCATTGTGTGGTAGCTGATTTCGGTGTGGAAATAGGCTAGGTGAAGACTGCAGACACCCGCTGTTCTGGGGGTGACAGGCCACAGGATGCCAGTAAAATCCGTTGACAACCATGAAATGAGTACAACCATCCTTTTTCACGTTTTAGACTTGTTGAGGTGGTTTGGCTTCCATCCCCTTTGTGGTTGTGTGTTGTTGTTTGTTGCGCTATTGGCTGTATGGGTTATTTATTTGTGGTGCTCGCCACGGAAAGAACCCACTCGCGCAGAGGTTTGGATTAACCTCGCTGTTGAGAGTGAACTCATGGACGATGGGTACGCCCCAGTTGATGGTGTTGTGGTGGAGGGACCACAAATGGTGTGGGATGACGAAGATCGAGCGGTCAGCCTACCACCTGTCATGCTAGCAGACGGCTGCAATGTTGCGTTACCTCTTCTTGGTGAGGATCAACGCCAAATGAAAACCAAGAGAGCGTTCCGAAATCGAGGGACGTTTATCGCTAGTGCGATTTCGTATGTCCGGGAGAAAATGTGTGGTCTCCCAAGTCTGACCGCCGAAAACCGGCGCGTTGCCATGCGGCATATTGTTACCTTTTGTGGTGAGCATACTGGCTTACGGGCCGTTGATCGTAAATCGGTCATTGAAGCCGTAATCAAGCTAGTTTTTATACCCACTGAATCTGATTTGGAGTTTGCAGAAATATTCGCGGACCCAATTATGCGACAGCGCATTCATAATGCGCAGTTGCCAAGTAAACAATAGGGTTGCCCGAGGCAATGCCACAGTTTTGAATGGCCGGCTTTAGATGTAAAACTTCCTGAGGCTGTGTCGTCGAACCTGGTTGTGGTAAACACCGGTGGGACAGCACCTGACATAAAATACCGGGTCATAGACAGACTCGCATATCCGGCAGTTGTGCTGGTAGCAAAACGATGTCTAATTAATATGCAACGCGCTGTGATAACACGTTGCTTTTGTACGTGGCAAGGGCACCAGTTAATAACATGTGTCAAGCCAAGCACAAACAATACCCGACTACTGTCACCATTTAAGACAGCCCTACGTCGATGCACCCGTATCAACCCCCCTTGCGCTCTGGAGACAATTCCGGGTATGTACTTTGGGTCGAAGAGAAAAGTGTATCAACGTGCGGTAGATTCTTTGGCGGTAGATCCATTGCGGGAAGAGGATTCACGCATACAAATGCACATGAAGGTTGAGAAAATTGTAGTGGGTCTCGGTTATACGGACAACGCAATTCAACTGTTAGAATCTAAAGACCCTCGTGCCATACAAGCGCGCACACCGCGCTTTAACGCACAGCTGGGCAGATTCTTAAAACCAAACGAACATAAAATATTCACTGGAATTAATAAATTATTCCGTGAGCTGCCAAATTCATCCCCAACTAAAACAGTTATGAAGGGATTGAACGCGTCAGACCAAGGCATACAGATTGCTGACAAATGGAACTCTTTTAAGAACCCTGTCGCGATTCGCTTGGACGCAAAGAGATTTGACCAACATATCTCTGTCCTTATGCTTAAATTTGAACATAGTGTTTACGTGTCACTGTTTAAACGCCACTGTACAACAGAGGAGATCAACTTACTACGCAAATTGTTGCGATGGCAGTTGGTCAACCGATGCTACGGTCGTGCTAAAGATGGTTACATTAAGTATACACTACATGGCAACCGCATGTCGGGCGATATGAATACTGGTTTGGGTAATGTGATAATTATGTGTAGCCTCATGTTTTTATTTATCCAAAATGTGTCAAAGATGTTGGTGGCAGCGTCGCTCGCAACACCAGCAAATATACACATTGAACTCGTCAACAATGGTGACGATTGTTCCCTATTAGTTGAGAGGGAGTATCTTGATACAGTGGAAGCGGCACTCTCACCGTTTTTCCTCACGTATGGAATCGAGATGGAACTTGAGGGGCGAGCAATCGTCCTCGAGAAATTAAAATTCTGCCAATGCCACCCTGTGTGGACACCAGAAGGGTATCGCATGGTGCGCGATGTTAGAGCAGCTATGGTCAAGGATAGTATTACCATACTACCGATTTGCAACCAAGCTGAGTTTGACGCGTATCGTGGCGCTACAATGGGTTGTGGGCTTGCACTCACATCAGGGATCCCAATAGCACAAGCATGGTATCAAGCAATTGGACGCGGTACAGGCCCCACACGGTCAGTTTTATACAACTGTGGTGCGGACTACCTAGCACATGGCATGGATGACAAAATAAGTGTCATCCATGAGCAAACGCGTTCATCATTTGACCTTGCATTCGATTGCCCACCGGATCTCCAGCTAGCCATAGAAGAGCGGCTTGCCAATTATGTCTTTCATTATCGGGAAGTCAGAAGTGGCCAGAACGATGGCCAGGTTGGTGATAGTCAGGTGTGGTAGCAGGACCGTGCAGGTAAAGCACACTCTCACCAGAGTATAACAGGTGTATGTCCAGGTGGGGACTGAAACCACCAGGGGGTTGCTGTTATAAACCAACCAAAACGGTGCCGCGAGGCTTAATAGTTCCGTGCTAAGTGGCGCAAGCCTAAATGCCGACAGACTGCACGGTTGGACCACATGGTCACAGTGATGTACAGTCGCTTCACGCCAAGAAGGGCTCCCCGTTAAATGGCGAAGAAAAACAAAACTCCAAAAACTCCTACACCCCCGGCTGCGAAGCAGGGTGGCAGGAAAAACAAATCAAAGCGAAATAAACCTCGCAAGCGAAACAACATGCTTGAAGCGTCCCCACTTTATAGAAATGCTGGTCAAGCCGGCGCGTCTGTTCAAACATATTTCCGTATTAAATCATCTAATGATCCACGGAGACTTATAATTTGCGGCCGTGACTTAGCCAAGGTGGCTATAAGCCCCGCCTCAGCTATAGGAACCGTTGTCGTTACCACACAAGCATTGTCAGTTGCAACTACCCCTCTTATTACCCGCTGAGCTACATGGGGTACATTGTACCAACGATGGCGAATTGTGCGGCTGCGAGCCACTTTTGTATCCAATCTCGGTGTCACCACCGTAGGTAACAATTATATGGCTTTTACAGAGTCGACAAATACTCCAGCACCCACAACACCCGAGACCATCATGCGCCTTAATGGCGTAATGGGAAGCGCCTATGCCAATATCTCTTGTGATTTTGACCCAGGTGCTCAAGTTAGGTTTTACGATACTGTAACGACCGCAGGTGATCTGGGTGCGTCACAACCGGGTACATTTTATTTTATGACTGATGGCTATTCCGCGGCACTAACGTCCGGTCATGTCGTCATTGATTATGAACTTGAACTCGCTGATCCCGAATAGGGAATACCTGCTTTTATGGGACCACAAGCAGTTGGAATTGCCGGGACAACGGCCTATGAAATGTTCGGTGGTGCTGTACAGCTCACTGCTTCGTTTCCGTGGTCTACTAATTTCGGTGCAAATATACAATTTACAATACCTCCTGGTGGCTATTGGGTATCATACCTGGCGGTCATCGGTTCACCCTCAGTGACCAACACATTTACGGACTTTGCTCCCGGGTTCTTTTATGACCCGATTATTGTCGATGCCACTGGCATGCACGCAATCAACGTTTTCACAAATGCCACTTATGGCATCCCACCATGTGTTGGTGGTGAGGTGGGTGCTGGTTTCTTTACTACACTTGCCTATGTGCAATGGGTAGTTGTTGGTGCAGGCCCTGGGAATGCTATACTTGATTTTGATTTCAATTTAGCTAATGGTATTATTTGTCCCTTAGCCACTGATTTTAC